ACCTTTTGACATACCACCGCAACCACAAAATAGGTCAATTACATTTAATGTTTTTGTATCAACCTCAATAATTTGCGTATTTTCTGGTGCTATTTCTTCATTTGATAAAATTATTTTAGGTTCTTCAACAACTTTGTTTTTACTGTTAATTAGTTCTATTAATTGTGATTTATTTTTTGAACTGCACTTTGTAATACCCAATTCTTTACACTTTTCCAATAACTCTAATTTACTCATTTTTGATATATCCATTTGTTCGGTGATGTTAATTGTAATATTGTTTTCTGTATTATTTGAAATCAATTTTTTGTTTAATTCAATAAATTTTTCTTCAACCGCCTTGTCTATTAATGCTTTTATCTTATCAGTTTGTATTTCGCAAGGGTTTTTACGAGTTAAGTGTTTATCGTAGTGTGATTTTTGAGAAAAGGTCTTGGTACATTTTTCGCAACTATATTTACCCATTTTAGTTATATAGTATATTAATATTTTATTTTTATATTGTTTAACTAAAAATAACTAAAATAGTTTTTCCTAAATAATATCCCGGGCATAAATGTATATTATTTAATAATTAAAAATCGGCGTTTGAAATGTAAAAAGGTGTAAGAAATTACAAAAAAAGTTGAGAGATATACTCAAATTAGAAATGAAAAATTAGAATATTCCTATGTCTAAGGATACAGAAGCCAGCATATATTTTTGATTATGTTTAAAAATATTTTACATTTTTTAACTTCTTGTTTATTATATTAATATTTTTATCAGATAAAAATATATCACTAATAGATTTTTTAGACAACTCTTTTATTAAATCTTTAAAATATACATCATTTACTTTTGATACTTCTGAATATTTTCTTTGCTGTTCTTTAGATAATTCTATAAACTCCTTATTGCGCTGATGTATATTTCCGTGCTTGTTATAAATTGGTATGCTTGTATTATATAAATATTCAAGCACTAACCTATTATTAAATAGTTCAGGATTTACATTGTATTTTTTTATTAGTACTTCTGGAATATCATGATAATATCTGTATTCATATTTAGGACATACTAATTGTCTATTTTCATATTCAAAAGTATTCGAAGGTATATCATCTATAAATATGAAACGGTTATGAATTATATAATCAACCATTTTTTCACTTTTCATAATAGGATATTTTTTAACTAATTTTTTAACTATAAAAGGTAAGATATTTACCAAGGATTTCTTTGTTGAGCCATTAATAATCATCGAGTTTTCTCTCGTAAAATAAGGTTTATTTATTTTGAAGTTTATTGACTTTGCTACATTAGTTGCTAAAAATGAATGTGTATAATTATAAGTACTATTTGTATAAAAGAATACCTCTACATTTTTAAACTTCTTATTGCAAAAATGTAAAAACTCATTTATATAAGGCCTCAATAAGCCATCTTTCAACTCTTTCTGCATATCAATACTATTAACATTAACGCATTTATCGTGTTTATTTTTTTTACACAAATTATATATAAACTCTAACACTTCGCGCTCCTTACTTAATTGATTTACAGTTCCTATAATTGTATTGTCAATATCCAAAACTATTATAAAAGGAAATTTTGACATTTTATAAACCCTTCTAAATAATGCACCAGTTATTTTTTTTATATTGAAAAAGATTTTCCACATCCGCACTTAGATTTCTTGCTATCGTCAGCATTCTTGAATACAAACTTCTCATCATATTGCTGTTTCTCATAATCTACTATTGTGTCTGCTAAAAGTATCTCAGAGCGAGGCTCAATTAAAACAGATATATTATCATTTGCCAAAATTATAGTTTTATTATCCCTATTCTTTGTAAATACTAACCCATCTTCTTCAATCTTAGTAATATTATATATATATCCATTACAACCACCACTCTTAGCAGATAGCAAAAATCTGCTTTTATTTCCATTCGCAATACTAAACAGTTTTTCCCAAGCCCTTTTTGTAATACTAATATTCATAATCTATAATCTATAATATATCTATAATATATCTATTATATATTAACAGTTCTTATATTTACATTAGATTTTGCTATATCTATATATTGATAACTACTATTTCCAAATGCCCGCGATATCCCCGTATCTGTATAAAATAATATATTATTAACAAACTTGATTTCATCTACTACATTATGACCGATAAACATATAATTACATCCTAAACTTCTCAGCATTATATCCATATCCTCGGGATTATCAAGATTCCTTGTCCATAATATACCATCGTCGCTTAATATAATTCTGCTAAATATATCACTATCTTCTGTCCCACTAATATTATTTGTAAGCGCAAAATTTCTCCATAGCTTATTAATATATCTAATGTCCTTCTTATAGATGTTTAAAATTAACAAATGCGATATCTTCAAGCCAGCGTGACAAAAAAACATATTACCTATTTTTACAACTACAGGCCTATTACATAATATGCTTGATATCTGCCCTCCTGGTTTGAAAAGTTCCCTTCTTCTCTTATCATTATTACCAATGCTATTATTAGATACATAACTATAATTACCAAGAGTATTCATAAACTCATGGTTTCCTATTATAGATATTAATCTTCCACCCTTAGCGATTGCCAATTTATCTAATATATTTGTAAAGGTAATCATTTCAATATCCTCAATTACTTCCCATTCAACATCCGTATTTCTATTTAGACTATCTATCTGATCCCCCATTTGTATAACAATAGTATTCTTAGGTTCAGCAATCCACTCAATATTTTCATTTATTATTTTGGCATCTATCAATATATTTTTGAATCTTTTAATATCACCATGAATATCCCCGATTACAACTAATCTTTCAGGCTGCGGATATTCATAAACAATATCATCTGATACATTATCTCCGTCAGATCCTTCGAGTCCCGCAAAATGTCCCTTATTGCTACTACTGCTATCACTGCTATTTTTTCTATCCATATTTATAATAATATAATAATAATAGTAATAATTTATATATATATAAAAAGATTATTAATATTATTATATATAATGGCTAAAAATATAAACATATATATAATATCTACAGAAGAACTGAAAAATAGAATTAATAATATCAATAATGTTGTTTCTATCTTGAAAAACCTATGTGCTAAAAACAATATAAAAGTTTTTATTAATCTTATAAGCGAACCTTCGTCGGCAACTGTTGATAAAAACATTGGTTTTTTTAATACAAGAGTTGATTATAGCCCTTTCAAAGATAATAGCGAATATAACGAGTATATCACGATGCTTAACTCTTGTCAAATTTCTAATTACGAAAAGCATAGAGAATTATACAAGATAATAAAAGATAAAAGCGAAGAAGATCTTCATATGATTATTGAAGATGATATGTTAATTAGTAATAGTTATATAAATAATATCAATGATATGTTAAACGATTTGACTAACAAAGATAATTGCGATATATGGGATATCCTATTCTTATCTTTGAATACAGTAAATAATGGCGAAAATTTTGTTAATTTCCGCACAGTTTATAATAAACTAATAACTAAATGCTGTTATTTTATTAAACCTAAAATATGTAATAAGATGTATGAAGAAAGCTCTACATTTAAATTACAAATAAAGTATTTCATTTCTAAATACATAGAGGATAACAAAGACCTAAATGTATATTTTTATAATAAAAATACATTAATAGAAGGGACTAAAATAGGAATTTATCCTTCATCCGTTAATTCAGTAAATTACTTGTATTTTAATAACGAATATTTAGGGCTTCTCAAAATATATAATAAGGATTCAATAACTGATAATGATATAAAAGAAGCTTGTGAGCTATATAAAATAGTTGAAAATATAAACTCTTCCGATATCATAAATGTTATGGGAATGATATATAATAAACAAAAAAATTATAAAGAGGCTAAAAAATATTTCATACAAGCATTAGAAGTTCATAAAAAAAATTATGGATATCTACAAAAAAATAGTAATATTTTAAACAATTGTATAACTATATTTCAACACGAACAAGATATGCTTGAAGAATGTTTAAAAGCTAAACCAAAATATTAAATATTTCTAAATACATTATTTAATTAAGCAGGAGTTTGTGATTCTAAAGTAGCTACTTTAGATTCTAATGAAGATACTTTGGATATTAGAGAATCAAGTTTGCTATTTAATTTGTCCATCTGTGTGTTAAGTTTCTCCATCTTTTCTACTTTGGTATTTAAAGAAGCAAAATCAGTTGCCGAGACATATGATGAAAGGATAGTAGGAACTTCGGCAACTTTGGCAGATAATTCACCATCAGCTACTTGAAGTGCACTTACCTTTTCAGACAACTCGTTAAATTCTCTCATTTGAGTCAAATCTATCACCTTCTCATCCGGAACATTAGCCATATCGCCGGAGCCAGAGACGCCAGTAGAGACGTCAGTAGAGACTTGAGAATTTTTGACATCGTTAATGAGAGCTTCTAAATATTGTATTTTGGAATATAAACCAACAACTGACATATTATAATATACTATTATACTATAATATTTTATTTTTACAAATTTAATTTTATTAAAAAAATGATTATATTATTTAAATATAAGAAGAGATTAAATATATAAGATGATTATACCGATTAGATGCTTTACCTGTGGAAGAGTAATGGCAGATATCGCGGACTTCTATGAATCTGAAAAAGAAAAACTCAAAGATGCGACCGATAAAGCTGATAAAAAAGAAGTAGATAAAATATATAAAAATTTTGAAAAGATTCACACAGGAGAAATTTTGAATAAACTCGGTTTGAAACGTTATTGTTGTAGAAGAAACTTGATTGCCAATATAGATATGATGGATGTTATATAATTTGCTTAAAATATCTTATATACTGATAAAGAAGGTATAAAAACTATGGAAAAGGCAAACAATAAACCCAAAATAAAACAAGATGAAAAAGAGAATATTTATAACAATCTTGAAAAATACATAGAATCAAACATAGAGAAAAAATTGAATAGCCTTATGGAAACATTACCTGAAAAATTACCAAAAGAACCGATAGTTTCAGGATATCATAATTTGACAATACTACAGCTTTATAAAAACACTCTTAATACGCTAATAGATATAATAAATGATATTACCGAAGCTTACAGCAAATACGATTATTTAGATACTAATAACTATATCTATATAATTATAGGCATATTAATGAAGGAAGACAGAAAATTGTATGTAGGTATCATATTCGTATTTTTATCTTTTATCATCTATTTTATAGATGGCGCTTCTGTATAATAAAATTATAATTAATGTTTAAAAAGAAGGTTAGAAATTATTAAATAATGGATATTATTAATAATTATTATACAGCTACTATTTTATTGGCTCTAATATTTTTTATAATAAGTAAATATAATACATCAGTCCTATTGTCTATTATAATTATTATTATAATATATTATTATATTGATAGTAATATTAAGAAAAATCTTAGCGAAAGAAATAGTGCTGAAATCAAGATAATTGATAAAATAGACAAAGACATCGACGAGATTAAAGAGATGAATACTAACAACTTTTATATTAACATAAATAGTGGAAATATTAAGTTTTTAGTTAAAAATAAAGAGTTCATTGATATCATTAAAAATCTCAGATTTATTAAGAAATTTGATAAGACACGCTATAATAATTTAATAATCTTAATGAATAAATTAATGAAAATATATATATACATATTATCCGATAGATATGACGCATATATTTATATCCCAATATTTAATGATATTAAAAATGATATTTTTGAAATATTATATTCACTTGTATTTGTAGTTCCTGAGAGATTTAAACATATCTACGGTTTTAATCCTACGGAAGAGATTGAAAAATCACTTAATGATTATAGAATTAAGGTCGCCAATATGCTAATAGTTCTAGATAATTATGGAAAATTGGGAAAAGATAAAAAATATTTAGATATACACAAATATTCTCCTTATGAAAAAAATAAAGAACTCTATCTTCCTTAAGAACAAAGTAATATATAGGTGGTATCTATATATCCTGTAATTGATTGTTAAAATTGACGGGTTCAAAAGCTTTGTATTCGAATGACAGATTTGATACATTCATTATATTTTCCATAAAAGAACCATAACCGCCCTTCATTTTCTTACCCTTCTTTTTTTCGAAGTTTTTGTATTTTGCATACAAAACAGGAATAATTATAACAATCTCCTTATAAAAAACATTGAGCTTTTTCTTACCCTTATTACAGGTAAAACACCCCCCTTTCATACAACTATTGCAAACTTTATTTACACTTTTAGCCATTTTTTTACAACCTCCTCTACTATTAATATATAAATAATCTATAGGTTCAGTATTATCTATTCCAAAAGTGCTTGATTTATCTTGTAATACCTCGGAATTAACACGGTTAGACAAATTATTTGCTAATTCATCACACGCTCTACTGGATATCAATTTATTTACATCGGCATTTATATCAATATTTTTTAATGGAATGACAGCGGATAATAAATATTTACAAGGTGTTATAGCCTTGAGTAAATCATTACAATTACCCCCCTTCTTTTTTAACCTTATCATTATTTATATATAAATATTATATATATTAATTATTTAATAATATAAAAAATATATAATATGATTGTTGAATATAGCATTGATAACATTAAAGAAATATATGACAATAATTTATATAACGAAGATATTGAATTAATTGAGACCCTTATTAATGATAAAATAGATGATTATTATATAAACAGCCAAATTATTCATATATTTCCTATTACATTCTCTATATCCATAACACTACTATTAGCGACTTATTTACTCATACGATAAAATATTCTATTCTTTTTTTAATTTATTTTTATTAAGAAGTATATACATAATTATATAATGTCTGATAGTATTACTCCATTTGGTACTACTCGTTCGGTTTTCTCGTTGGCAACCAATGATTTGGAAATAAATGGAGATATTATAGCCAGTAAGTTCGTAGGATCAGGAGATAAACTTACGAATATTACCATAAAAAGTATAAACGAAAGTACATTCAATAATAACTATGTACTCGATCAAACATTAGGAGGAACGGGAAATAGCACATTTATAGATAAGGGAATATTGTTTAATAATGAAACTTTTAAAAAAATTGAAAGTACGCCAAATTTAATATGGGATAATGTAGAAAATACGCTATTTATAAATAACAAAGATATTATCAAAGATTATTCTAACTATATCTTTGAAACATCAAAAGTATTAACGAGCAATTTAAAGACAACTTCTAACAATGTCATATCTCAAATAATTAATCATATTGAAAATGATATTCGCATATATAATGTTAGCGGAATTCCAAAAACATCTACATCAAATTACGGACTCGTTAAAGTAGGTGAAGGACTTTTCGTAGATGATAATGGTGTCATAACAATTAAACCGCAAGATATCGTTATTCAAAGGCCTGATGTAGAACCCGAATTGACACCAAATAATATACCAGATACTAATTATGAAAGATTTATTTTTAAATATGATCCAGACCGCGGCACGACATTTGATAATAATGTAGATGGAACGAGAAATGCTGTTCTCCCATATTGGTTTAATTTTGATACTAAAAAAATAAACAATGGCTCTAATATACAAAGTACTGGGGCTTTCCAAACAAATGCTTTAACTATATATAATAATACAGATGTAGTGTTAAAAATAGCAGAGGAACAAAAATATGAATACACGCCACTTAATAATAACTATCTATATTTTAATGGTACAGAAAATTCATATGCCTATTTTGATAGTTCAATAGATTTTTATGATATTTTTAACAATGCTAAACCTATTGGAGGAGCTTCTGTTGGCATTACTTTTTCTTTTTGGTTTAAAATTGATGAAAAAGCTCCTATAAAAGGTTCTGTAATATTTTTGAGCAGTTCTACTAATTCATATTTATTAGAAATAGACATTATATTAGATAAGATTACCGACGAATACAATAAATTATCATTGAGAATATTCAATCTCAGCGAATTTAAACATATTATTAATACTAATATAGAGCTTTATAAATGGTATCATTTAGTATGGACTATTGGAGGAAATGGTATATGGAGCATACATTTAAATAATGTTAAGGAGACTAATATAATATATAATTCGCGAGCAGTTATTGAAGCAAGTAGTAGATATGTTTTTAAAAATATAGGACGTTCAAGAACTTCTCAAACATCTTTTAAGTTTTCATTATCAGATCTAAGAATATATAACAGAGTATTGACAGATACCGAGATTACCGAGTTATATTGTGCAAATATTTATACAGAATATAAATTGCTCTTTAATGATCCAAATTATACTAAATGTGATATTTTACTAATAGGCGGAGGAGGTGGAGGAACAAATGAAGGCGGTGGTGGTGCCGGAGAACTTGTATATATTGATAATGCCACTATGGATAAGAAAACCGTTATTGTTAAAGTTGGTCGCGGTGGAGCAGGAAAAGTAATTAAAAATATTAATGGTGTTGATGTAGTTGTTCAAGAAAACACAAAGGGAGTTAATACGGTTTTTGGATTATTAAATATAAATGGAGGTGGCTCTTATAATATCAATTTAGGAGCAGGTGGTAGCGGTTCAGGTAATGGCGGGATAAGTCAACTTACTACTAACTTTAATAACTTTATAACTGCCGCCAGTATGTATCACAAAGGAAACCCCGGATATATATTGAATGGTGCTGGTGGTGGTAGTCATACAGCTGGTGGTGAAATTAATGGCGGTAATGGGCTTAATGCTATTAAAGATGGAACAACCGATTTATTTAATTTTAGAACTATTTTTTCATTATCAAATGATAATAAAGAAGGCTATTATGATGCTATAAATGGCTCTAACTATTTTGCTGGCGGTGGCGCAACTATTATTGAAAATGCTTTAGGTGGAATTGGTGGTGGAGGCGGTGGAAGCTATACTTATAATGAAAACATTATATATAATGGCTTAGATAATACGGGTTCAGGTGGAGGTGGCTATTTTAATCACGGTTTTTCAGGCGGAAGCGGTGTAATTATTTTGAGATTTTTAAACAAAGAAATATTAAATACAGGTATTAAAAATGATATTATACAAACGTGTAATTATATCATATCTCTAAACAATTCTATTACAGCTAAAGTTAATAATTTAAATACTGATAATATAGCTGAATATACTAATAATAATAATAAATTTATCGTTAATAATGTATATAATAATGATTTATTAGTTAATGGAGCACTTACCGTCGCATCTGATTTATTAGTTTTGGGAAATACTACAACATTGCAAACTGACATATATACTACGGAAAAAATAGAGATTACTAACTATGATAGCGATACTGCTTTAAGGATTAATCAAATTGGTGGCAATATTGGTGATAAAAAAGAAGTGATGACAGTATTATATAATTTTAATAAGTTATTAACAGTAATAAATAATGGCTGTATAGGTATCGGAACTGTTCCACAAACAGATGCCAATTTATTGGAAGTTAAAGGTAATGTTAATATTATTACAAATAATGAAAATAATCACAAATATACCATAAATAACCGCGATATTATCGGTGAAACATCCAATTATATCTTAGCTGTTAGCAATTATCTTAATACAGACTATGACAGGATCTTTGATAATACCACGAATTACATCTTAGCCACTAGTAATGTCCTTATAACCGATTATGATACTAAGTTTGCCAATACTACCAATTATATCTTAGCAATCAGCAATTATCTTAATACAGACTATGACAGGATTTTCGATAATACCACGAATTACAT